GCTACAATCATATGAAATTACTTATGGACTATGCCTATGATGAAGATAAAGAAACTGCTACTAAGAAAGCTAATGCTCCTGTGATTAATTTCTTTGGAGATAGTATTGAAGGTAAGAAGATTAAAGAAAAGATTATAGACGTAACACCAAAAGATAATGAATAAAAACAAAGTATTTACAGATTTGTTCGGAAGAAAGTTTAAATTTGCTGACAACAACTTAAATGAAGATGAACTTAATGTTTATGAAAACTTAGGTACTAAATGGACTTTAATAGCTATATTTTCTGGAGAGAATAAAAAACCATATTTAATTGAGTATTTTTCTCACTTACTAACAAGTGAGATTCCTTTTAAAGATTTAGTTAGACACGACAACGAGGTTATGTCTATTTTAATTTACAAAGGTATATTAAATGCTTCTCAATTAAGTCTGATACAAGAAATAAAAGACAACGCTAAAGTATGAGTAAGATAGACATACACGAAAAATACATACCTATTTTCAAGAATGAGAGTAGGTATTTTGTTGTTACAGGAGGTAGGGGTAGTGGTAAGTCGTTTGGTATAAACGTATTCTTACTTAACCTAACCTATGAACAAGGTCATAAGATACTGTTTTCACGTTATACTATGATGTCAGCACATACATCTATTATACCTGAATTTATTGAGAAGATTAACTTAATGGGAGTTCACGATGACTTTAGGATAACTAAAGACGAGATTATGAACCTAAAGACAGGTAGCTCTATAATATTTAAAGGTATTAGAACGTCATCAGGTAATCAAACTGCTGCACTTAAATCCTTGAATGGTATAACTACGTTTGTAGTTGATGAAGCAGAGGAACTTGTAGATGAAGGTACATTTGATAAGATTGATTTCTCTATACGTTCACAAACTAAACAGAACAGGGTTATTCTTATATTGAATCCAACAACTAAAGAGCATTGGATATATCAGAGGTTCTTCCAAAATGAAAACGTATTGGCAGCCTCTAATATGGTTAAGGGTAATGTTACTTATGTACATACAACTTACAAAGATAATAAGAAGAACTTATCTCAATCATTCTTAGGTAGGATATACGAAATGAAACGTAAGAGACCAGATAAGTATCAGCACCAAATATTAGGAGGTTGGCTTGAGAAAGCAGAAGGTACTATTATAAGAAAATGGAGAGTTGGAGACTTTATTCCTACGGAACTTACTTGCTATGGGCAGGATTTTGGATTTTCAGCCGATTTAACGACACTTGTTAAGATTTCGGTAGATAAGAACGCAAGAAAGGTTTGGGTTAAGGAAATCTACGGAAAACCTAATCTAAACACATCTGAGGTAGCTACACTAAATAAAAGAGAGTGTGGTATGGATTTAATTATTTGTGATAATAGTGAACCACGTTTAATATCAGAAATGAAAACATTGGGTCTTAACATAAAGCCTACAGTAAAGAAGAAAGGTAGTATATTATCAGGTATAGCACTTATGCAAGATTACGAGATAGTAGTAGATAGAGGTTCTCACGGAATAATAAGAGAGCTAAACAACTATGTATGGAAGGATAAGGGTGAAGCACCAATAGATAAGTTTAATCACTTTATAGATGCTATTAGGTATGGTATGATGTATTTAGTGCAAGGAGTAAACTCTGGCGTTTATGTGATAAGGTAATTTTATGTTAAAGTTTTTGTAGTTACATTTATTTGTTTTACATTTGAATATTATTAATTATTAAAACAGAAAATATGAAAGCTACATCATCTCAACAAAAAACACTTACATTTTATAAAGAAAACTCTAACTGGTTTGACAATAGCGATATATTTCTAAATGAAAATGGTGTAGTAGTTATCTTGACACCTAAGACTATTTATAAAATAGGTAGAAGAGGTTCATTAACTTCTAAATTATTAGAGGACATTGTAAGTAAATAATAAAATGTTTAATATGAAAGTATATTTAGTATTTAAGGAAGAGGGAATAGATGGAATTGATATAGATAGTGTTCAAGTATTTGAGGAAGAAAGAGATGCTATTGCATACTCGATTGCTTTAGAAACACATAAAGATTATCATAAAGATTATTATACTGTGCAAGTTTTATTAAAAGAAGTGATATGATAAAAACATTTGTTATAGTAGTAGTAATAGGATTGATTTATAATGTAATCTTAGAGAGGTTAGATGAATAAAATAAAATGTTTAATATGAAGGGGGATAATTAATTTTGTCTCCCTTTTTTTGTTTAATATGATGGGGTAGAAAATAATTCTATGTTTAATATGATGGGGTATGTTTAATATGGAGGGGTGTTTAATATGATACCCTATGTTTAATATGAGGGGGTATGTTTAATATGATGGGGGTATTTTTGTTATTTGGAACGCCTCTGAATAGCTTATTTAGACTGACAATAAATAGTAAATTTATTTGTTTATGTAAAAAAATTATTGTAGTTGCGTACACGTTCATTACTTTAAAATTATACGTCAAATTTAAAGTTTTGATATAGTAGTAAAAAACGCTAAAAAATTATTTTTGTGTTAATTTTACATTTTTTTTGATTTTTTGTTGTGTATTAAATTAATTTGTATTAGATTTGCCTCGGATAGCAATTAAGCTATTTGTTTAAAACCTAAAATAAAATGATAAAATTAAAAAAAGTAATTCAGGAACTAAAAAAAATAGCTCAAGCTATTCACTCTATAAAAAAATAAAATTATGATCTCAAACAATAAAATTTTAAGTACTGATGGTACTTTTGAAAACTTACTAGAACTGAGAAATCAGTTAAAATATGGGGGTAAAAAATATACTTTTTTAACTTTTATAATAAAACAACATATAAAAGAGGTGGAAAGCAAAAACCAGGAATTTATTAAATTATATTATAAAAACTAAAACAAGATGGAAAATTTAAAACATTATAAGCCCGTAAAAAATCTACTTTCCAAAGGTAGTACCAACGCAAAAACCGCAAAAAATAATATAAAAACTTTTATCTTATATCTTGCACCGCATAACCTAAACTACAAAGGTATTACATTATGCAAAGATGCTTCAGTAAATTGTATAAAAGTATGTTTATATTCTGCCGGTATGGGTATATTTTCTAATGTACAAAAATCCCGTATTAATAAAGCGAATTATTTTGTATCGGATAAAAAAGTATTTTTAGCTCAACTATTAAAAGAAATAAAACGAGAAATAAAAAAAGCCAGTGACAAAAACGAAAAAATTGCATTTCGTTTGAATGGGACGTCGGATATTGATTTTTTATACTTATTAGATAAGCACTTTAATTTCAATGTAGATTTGTTGAATTACGATAAAGTATATTTTTACGACTACACAAAAAGTTTACCGCGTGCAAAAAGATACCAAAATTACAGAAACTACACGTTAACATTTTCCAAAAGTGAAAGTAACCAAAAACAAGTTAATGAAGCTATGAATTTAGGAATCAATATTGCTGCCGTATTTAGTAGTGATTTACCAAAAACATACAAAGGTATTAAAGTTGTAGACGGTGACAAAAGCGATTTGGAAATGATTAAATTTAAAAACATTATTTTAGGATTAAAAGCAAAAGGCAAGGCACGAAAAGACAAAAGCGGATTTGTAATAACTAATTATTAAAATATAACATTATGTATACACTAAAAATAAACAACAACTTAAGTAGAAAACTACAAACAACAAACAAAGGTTTTATCTGTTACAATTTAAACGAGAATAAAACACGTATTCAAAGCTATGTTTTAACTAACGACCTTTACAGGTATAAAAATAGGTTTGAAAGTTTTAAAGCTATTAGTTGTATTAAAAAACAGTTTAACACTATAACTTTTTAAGATAAGAAAGTAAAACAGATAATAAAACAATATAAATAACTTAAAACAAAGACAAAATGATAACAAGACAGATTTTAGAATTTATTGAAGAACAATTATATTTAGACATTGACAAAGAAGAGGTTGAAGAGATTGAAAACCAATTAAATTCTTGTAATGATTTTATGACTCATATTGATGGTTGCGAATATAGATTTATACACGAAGACATTATATGGGGCACTTATGTAGAAAAAATTAGACAAATTACGGAAGATTGTTATAATATTCCAGAATTACACTGGCTATCTATTGATTGGGAAGAAACCGCAGAAAATTGTTTTGCAGATGGATATGGTCATACTTTTTCTAGTTATGATGGTAGCGAAGAAGAATGTGTATTCGGACAAGAAAATTATTATATTTTTAGAATTAATTAAATAAACTCATAAAACTAAAAAAAACAATAATATTATGAATACATTAAAAACAAGTACCAATTTAACACAATAACATTTTAAGATATGACTATACAATTTCACTACTACTTTAAAGAAGGCGGAAAAAAACACATTGCAGGTATAAGAGACTGCAAACATCCTAAACGAACTAAAATATATAAACAACTCTTAAATAGTTTAGATATGGGATTTGTTGAGGTTATCGGATTTGATGCATACAAAGAAAATTAATAAACAAATTAACCTATAAATTTAACCTATATTAATTAAATTTAGTATGGGTTTTTTTTATGCAGTTATTTTTGTAATTGCTTGGTATTGTATGGGGGTATATTACAGGAATTTAAAACAAATTTATAAACTCAATATTAGCCATTCTAAGACACTCAAATATCAAATCTATAGTAACATACCACCCATAGGGTGAAATAGGCGTAAATCAAGGATTAGGATTGTGTAGTAT